AAGTTAAAACTGGTACAGTGGTGGATACTAATACATGAGATTAGTAGATGTAGACGAACCAATCATTGCTCGTGCATTTAGCTTTTTTTGGTTCAAACGTATTTATTTAGGTATAAGGTTTAAGCGATTGTCGCCAATGCAACAAATGGGGGCAGTCGCGCATGAAGAAGGTCATTGTGAGTTACACCACTCTGAGAAAAGAATGGCATTATTATTCTTAATCGCTTGGTGGAACCCATGGTGGTTTTTACGTATTTGTCGGAACCATGAGTTAGCCGCTGACAAATATGCAGTCGACAAAGGCTATTCTCAACACTTGCTTAGTTTGTTATCAGCGTATGGAACGGATGGTTGGTTACATCCCCCACACCGAGAACGAATAATGGCTATTATTAGATATACGAGTACCCTCGCGTGATTCCCGTAAAGAGTCATTTCGCTGGGTTGGCGTAACCGACCAAAGGAGTAGTAATTATGTTTAATTTGTGGAAATTTTTACAGTTGTTAGTTTCACCGCATGTGGGCGATGATGACGATTTAGATCCTAATCCGAATGACGATGTAGATCCTAATCCGAATGATGACCTAGACCCTAATCCAAATGACGATGACGACTTAGATCCTAATCCGAATGACGATGACGACTTAGACCCTGAACCTGCACCTCGTGAAACTCGTGCACAAAAAGAGATTAGAACCCTCCGTGAACGTGCACAAGCAGCGGAAGATGCTAAACGTAAGTTGGAAGCGGATTTGGCAACGGCTCGTAGCCAACCAAGTCAGCCACAACAACCAACGCAGGATCAAGTGTTGTGGGAGCAAGAGGAGCAAGTTTTACGCAATCCCGAAGCTAGTGATTGGCAAAAGTATGCCGTTCAGTCAGCTCGTGAGGCCCGTCAAGCTCGTCAAGCATCTCAAAATGCAATTATCCGTGCTGAGGATTTAGCTGATAAATCTGCTTTTGACCGTATTCGTTCTGAAAAGCCTAAGTTGTATGAGGCCTATAAAGACCGAGTTGAAAGTATGTTGACCGAGATCAGAGGTCGTGGACAAAACGCTCCTCGTGAGAAATTGTTAGCGATTTTGGTTGGTGAAGATATGCTTGCGGGCAAATTAAAAACAATTGGAAGTAAGACCACAAGTGGCTCTAAACGTCCAGCGACGCCAGGTGCTCGATCAGATGTAAACGCTAGAGGTTCTAGCTCTATGTCTGAGGCTGAAAAGCGAGCAAAACGTTTAGAGAATATTCGCATTTAATGCAAATTTTTTCTAAGGAAACTAAAATGAAAGCTTTACTAAAAAATATGTGGTTATCTCTAGTGAGTTTAATCTCACCAGCTATTACTAACTATTCACCAGGTCCTTCAGGCCAAACTATCGCTAACGATATTGAGTTACACATTGCTGATGAAGTATTGCGTATTGCTCAACGTCAATTAGTGGCTTATCAATTCGGTCAACCGCTTAAAATCGACAAGAATACTGGTGTGACTTACACCGCTACTCGTTATGAGCGTTTACCACTTCCATTCGCACCATTGAGCGAAGGCGTTGCAGCAGCAGGTGAGTCAATCACAATTGCTCAAGTTAGCGCGACTGCTCAACAATGGGGTGACTTGGTTCGTGTGACTGACGTTGCTGATATGACTATCAAACATCCATTGTTTAAACAAGCGATCCGTTTGATTGGTATCCAACAACCTGAAACTATCGAACGTAACGTATTGAACATTCTATTGACAGGTACTCAAGTCAACTATGCAAATAGTAAAGCTAACCGTGCAGCATTGGTTGCTACTGACGTGATGACTCCAGTTGAAATTTCAAAAATCGTTGGTTCTTTAGAAACATTCGGCGCACCAACATTCAATGGCGATGAACGTATCGACATGATGATTGACGCTGATGCACGTACTAAAGCTTCATCTAAACCAGGTATCATGCCTCACTATGTTGCATTGATTCATCCATTGGTTGCTCAAGATTTGCGTCAAAACTCTACTATTGCTACTGCATGGTCATACAGCGATATCAATCGCTTGTATAACAATGACCTTGGCGAGTGGGGCGGCGCACGTTTCTGCAAAACCAATATGATGCCTTATTGGACTGGTGTAGCTGCCGTTACTGGTACTCCAGCAACAACTGGTGGTGCTTTGGCTGCTGGTACATACTACATTCAAGTGACTGGCGCTCCTACAGCGACTTCAGTTGAACAACGTATTTACCAAGTATCAGGTGCATTGACAGTTGGTGGTTCAGGTGCAGGTTCTATCAGCGTAACATTGCCAACATTGGCAGGTTATGTGTTTAACGTGTACATCGGCACAACTGCAAGCCCAGCTAACTTGGGTCTATCAGCTTCAGGTCCTTCAACTGGTCCATTAGCTGGTAACGCAACTCAATTGGCTTCAGGCTCAACAGTAGTTATCACTGGTACTGGTGTTGCACAAACACCACCTGCTGCACCAGCAACAGGCGTAACAGTGTTTCCAACATTATTCTTCGGTATGGACGCTTATGGCCAAGTATTGCTTGATGATGTGGAATACAACTACTTGCAAGGTGCTGATAAGTCAGATCCGATGAACCAAACTCGCGTTGTATCTTGGAAGATGATGTACGGTACTATCATCTTGAACAATGCGTACATGGCTCGTACTGAAGCAAGCTCAGCATTTAGCGTAGGCTACACTGCTGGTACTGCGTCAGAATAATGACGTAACCTTAAGGGGGGCTTCGGCCCCTCTTATTCACTAAGGAGCAAGATCATGTCACAAGAAAATACAAAATTATCACTACCTAAAACTGAAAATAAAGAAGTCACATTAGCTGAGTTGCAGTCACAGATTGCAGCCCTTCAAGCTCAGTTACTTCAAGAGCAGGAAGCACGTAGTGTTGCTGAAAGTAATGCGTTAGCCACCGCCGAAGCTGGCATGTATGTGGGTAATAGCGATGAACAACCAACAGGTAAAACTGTAAAGATTAAAAAATGCACCAACCCTTGGGAAACCGACGAACGTAAGCAAAAATTCGTAGAGGTTGATGTACCAACTTATTTTTATCAGATACAATTGCCAACAGGCGCAGGTATCTCACTCACAACTAATGGTCAAGATTATTTCCATAACGAGACCTATACCGTTGACTTGTATACACTGACCGATTTAAAGAGCCGTATTGCTCGTTGTTGGGACCATGAGAAGTCAATTCATGGCGACAATGAAAATGCGTATCGTCGCCCAACAAATCGCCATTTTATGGGCAAAACACGTTAATCTAAGGAGTATGACCAAATGACTAAGAAAGAAGAAGGCACGTTGCAAGGCGCTTTAGTAACTGGTAATTTCAGTATTCAAGCGACTATGCCAAATGGTAAAACAATCAACGTTAGTGGCTATTTATACGAAGGTGAGTCAGTCGAGTCTGTGAATAACCGTGTAAATTTATTCCACGACATTGTAGATCACCAGCGTACTCGTTCTGAGATTCCTGAATTGGAAGCTCGTCGTGACCAAGGCGTACAAGCTCTAAAACAAATGAAAGAGGTTTTAGAAAATCTTGAGTCAAAACAAAAGAATGGTGCTAAACTAACGTCACAAGAAAAGCTTACTATTCAAAACATGGGTACTAACATTACTCGCGTTACTGAAGATATTGAGAAAGGTGAGCTGGCCATTTCTGAAGCTAAGAAAAAGGTCGGTTTAGGCTAATATGAGTTACACCGCAGCACAGATCGTTGCCGATGCTCTAGCGATAGCTAAGTGTCCAGGGTTCACCGCACAGGGGGGCAGGGCGTTGAATTTTGTGCTCGACGATCTTGTGCTGCACCGTAACTTAAAAGTTAATTTAATCACTACAAACTTAATTATCCCTGCTTATAGTAATGGTCCGTTTCCATTAGAGGCCAATTACTTACGAACATACGATATGTTTTATGAAATTCAAGGTGAGCCTTATTTCTTAAATCCAGCATCGTTAAAACAATTCGACTCTGAGACACAACAAGTCAGCTTGGCAAACTACCCTTACGAGTGGGCTAGTGACCTTTCAGCCGTAGCAACTGGTGGCTTAGGTCAGCTTTATATCTACCCTCAATCGGCACAAAACATAACTGTTACCCATCGTTATTATTTGCGCCAAAATCCAATTACATCACCTGAGACCAGCGCGGCTATTCCGTGGTTCTCAGACCAAGACTACCTGATTGAAGCCACAGCGATGCGTATGATGCGTATCACTGACGACTCTCGCTACAATGCGTGGGTGGCAATGTGTGACAAGATGCTTGACGCTCATTTACTTACTGAAGGTGACGAGCAACAAGTCGTTAAAGAAGTGCAATTAGACCCTCGCCGATTCCGTATCGGTGGTTCTAACCGTCCAACGAAACTTGACCCTTGGTAAATTATGCCTATAGCAGATTCAGTACCCGTCAGATTTACTCCGAAGGGATTAGCTGACGCCTATGATGCAACGGATGTATTCCCAGGTGCATGTCGTAAGCTATCAAACTTAGTATTTGACCAATCTAACCCTGAGATTGTAGTTGCTAGACCAGGCGTTGATGGCGGTTTCACTTCTTTTGCAGGGTTCACAACACCTGGTTTCATTTCTGTTCAAATTACCATTGGTAACTACATTTTTGGCATGGTGGCCACAGGGCTTACTGCTGGTAAAGACCAGCCATTTTGTTACAACATTCAAACTGGTGCATTTATTACCATTAGTGGCGTTACGGCAGGTAACTCTGAAGGTCGTCCGACATCACCGCCAACTACAGGGGCTTGGACACCGCCAAGTATTGCAAGTATTGGTTCTAAACTTATTATTACTCACCCTGGTTATAGCGGTACTGGTACGTCATTCTTCGGTGTGATTGACATTAGTAACCCTGCAGCACCAGCATATAGCACCATGAACACAACAAGTCATGGTTTACCTAGCGTCCCAACTTTTGTAGCTAACTTAAACAACCGAGCATACTTTGCTTGCGGTAACGTTGCTTATTACAGTGACTCACTCAATCCAACTGTAATGACAAACGCAGGTCAGTCATTGACATTAGGTGACACTAGCCCAATTACCGCATTATCAGGGCTACCTGTGCAAACTACTTCCGCAGGTGTTATTGCTGCGCTTATTGCATTTAAAGCAACTCAAATTTGGCAAATTACGGGTGACTCGGCAATCACGGGTTCATTATCGCTTAACTACTTGTCGCTTAATATCGGATCAGTATGTCCAAGGTCAGTTGTACCATCACCATTAGGGACATTCTTTGCTGGCCCTGACTCAGCTTATTTAGTTAATGCTTTCGGTGCAGTGATGCCCGTTACTTACCAAGATGGTTATGGTGCGACACCTGATATTAGACAACCTTTCGGATACATTACTCAGCCTACACGTGTTGCGGCAGCGTTCGCTGGCAACATTTATCGCATCTGTATTCCTACCATTGTCGATGGTGTGGCTGGCACATACGACTACTGGTTTGATACGCGTAAAAAGCGTTGGAATGGCCCACACAGCTTCGTATATGACTGCGTATCGTCAGCAGGTAACTATTTCATACTTTCAGGGTATGGTAGTGGTGCAAAAATGTTTAACGGGTATGTTTACCCAAGCTCGTCAACCGTCTATAACGATAACGGGGTGACTTACAATGTAGAGCTTAAATCAGCGCAATTCCCAAAACGTGATGACATGGAAATGAAGCAGGTTGTGGAATCCACAATTGAGCTTTCATCTATCGGTAACGCAACTACGTATGCCATTTCAGCTTATGATGATAAAGGTAACTATATCAACGGTACTAACGTAACGACTGGTCAAGTTGGCGGTATTTGGGGGTCTAATAAGTGGGGCGATGGTACTTCATGGCAAAGCTCAACAATTTCACCTAGAACTTACGCAGTAAACTGGACAATACCGTTGGTATTCAATAAACTAGCAATTGACGTACTTGCGCCAGCATCCACATCCATTGCAATTGGTACATTCTATGCAAGGTATCAACGTACTGGCTACTTATTACAGGCTTGAGGTAGATTATGAGTAACATTATCAGCACATTTCCAACCACCTTACAAAATGGTACGGTTGAGGACGCAACTCAAGTAATGACACTGTTTAGCTGGATTCAAAACCAAGTAAACGGTAATGCCTGTGGTGCAACAAGTGGATCAGGGGTTCTTAAAGGTGATGGTGCAGGTAATACAGCACAAGCCGTTGCTGGTGTGGACTTCACAACAGGCGCTCAAGTACAAAACTCAAGTCTCACATTCTTATCCTCGGTAGCTGGTACCAATACAATCGTTGGCACTTTAACTCCAGCCATTACAGCTTACCAAGCTGGTCAAATGTTTAGCTTTATATCAGCGGGTGCCAATACTGGCGCAGTAACGCTTAATGTAAATGGCGTAGGAGCTAAAGCTGTCACAAAATTAGGTAGCACAGCATTAGCTGCTGGTGATATTACAGCCAACGCTATTATCATTGTTCAATACGATGGTACTGAATTTCAATTAGTTGCACCTGCCGCATTAAGTGGTTTAGGCACAATGGCTTTCCAAAGCTCAAGCTCAGTGTCAATTACGGGCGGTTCAATTTCAGGTGTGAGTTTCACTGGAAACATCACTGGTAATGCCAGTGGTTCTTCAGGATCATGCACAGGTAATGCGGCAACTGCAACACTGGCAACTAATGTAATAAACGCTTTAGGTCAAGGTTCTCAAAGTTGGATTAATGAAACATCAAATCGAATATTCGGTACCACATATACTAATACTACTGGGGTACCAATTTTTGTATTAGTAACTGGGCATGTAGCATCAGCACCTAATGCTAATAATTATGGTTCTTTTTCAATTAATGGTGTAGTGATTGGTTACTTTGGTGTAGATTCTGGAAATCAATCAGGTATCTTGATTCCAACTTCATTTATTGTCCCTAATGGGGCTACATATTCGGTTCAAGTGGTAACTGGTTCATTTACTTTAAATTCATGGTATGAATTACGTTAAGGATAAATAATGGAATACTTTAAAAATCCTTCTGATGGTCAAGTTTACGCATACGATCCTGGGACTCAACAAGACCTTATTGACCAAGCTATTTCTAATGGTTGGACAAATGTTACTGGTTCGTGGCCACCACCAGCACCGCCAGCACCGCCTACTGCTGATGATAATAAAGCTACTGCTAAAGCATTACTGGCTGATACTGATTGGTCAGAAGTACCTAGCGTAAACGATCAGTCATTATCTCCACATTTAGATAATGGTGCAGCGTTTGTTACTTATCGTACTGCCATCCGTTCAATTGCAGTTAATCCCGTAGCTGGTGACATCGTGTGGCCAGCCCAACCAAAAGCCCAGTGGAGTAATTAAAAATGGAACACGATCACGTTAAGAACGCCATCGACATTGGAGCCATTGCTGGATTGGCTGGAGTGCTAACTGGCATATTACCAGTCGTGACCACATGGCTTTCCTTCCTATGGGTTTGCTTACGGATATATGAGACCAAAACTGTTCAACGCTTAATTCACGGTAAACAAAATGACACAAATAACAACTCACTTTAGTCTTGAGGAGCTTACTCGCTCAGACACAGCGGTACGTTTAGGTATCGACAATACGCCTTCAGACGCGATTTTGGCTAACCTTAATGTATTGGCTCAAGGTTTAGAAAAAGTGCGTAGCTTGCTGAGCATATACAACAGCCCCCTCCTAATTAGCTCAGGCTATCGTTGCCCCGCATTGAATAAAGCTTTACATGGCGCAAGAGATTCAGCTCACATGGATGGTTATGCTGCTGATTTTACTTGCCCTGATCGTGGCACACCTCTCGACATCGTTAAACAGCTTGCCGCCTCAGACTTACAGTTTGACCAACTAATACAAGAAGGTACTTGGGTGCATATCTCGTTTGACCCTAAAATGCGTCGTGAAGTATTGACTGCTCATTTTGTGAACGGCGTCGCAACTTATACGAATGGTGCTTAATATGGATATGGGCAAACTTATTTCGATGATATTTCCAGTAATGGTCGCAGCCGTTGGTTGGATGATTACTAGCGTAAATGGTATGCAAAATGAGTTAGTCGATATTCGTTCTAAAATGCCAGCATTAATTACACCACAAGGTGTGCCTACTGATAGCCCTATTTCAGCGGAAGCTCGGAATAAACTTAAAGAAGAATTAAACGGTAAGATTGGTGAATTAAATGTGCGAATCCGTATATTAGAGGAACACGATAAGGAGTTTAAAAAATGAACTGGTTAGAACAAATTGCACCAACCATTGCATCATGTCTAGGTGGTCCACTAGCTGGATTAGCAGTAACCGCAATCTCTAAAGCCCTTGGCGTGAATGAGAATGATGTCAATAAAACTATCGAAAGCGGAAAATTATCTGCCGATCAAATTGCTTCACTTAAACAAGCTGAGTTGCAATTGCAATCTCAAGCCCAGCAACTAGGCTTAAACTTTGAGCAATTAGCGGTTCAAGATCGTAGCTCAGCACGTACTATGCAAGCTACCACAAAATCATTGATACCTGGCGCCTTAGCTATTTTTGTGACTGTGGGCTTCTTTGGCATCCTTTACGCATTGATGGCAGGGTATGCTACTAAATCTGACGAGCTAATGATTATGCTTGGTTCATTAGGTACAGCTTGGACTGGCATTATCGGGTTTTATTTCGGGTCATCTGCTGGCAGTCAAGCAAAAGACCAATTGCTACATCAATCGACACCTGTGGGAAGCTAATCATGGTTACTAAAGTCGCACGTCCAGCAATTAAAACTAGCTCAGGTAAAGTTGTACCAGCTCCACGCTTAGGGTTGCAACATAAAGACATTGACGCTGAAGGTCAACGTGGTTTCTTACTTAGCAATGGCAAATTTGCTAATCGTGGTGAAGCTGCTAAAGTAGCTAAAGCAGCAGGTCAAGTAACTGGTGTACAATCACTACATAGTCACCATTTACCCGAATATAAAGCTAAACACAGAGGTAAGAGCAAATGAGATTTGAGGACACAGCGTATATCCCTAAAGGTACTTCAACAACTGAAGTTGACCGTATCTTAAAAGAAGTTGGCAATGTTGACGTTATTCATCATTTCAACTCAGGGGTTTACGCTAAAGAGGTGCATGTCCCCGCAGGTAGTAAGTTATGCCAACATAGCCATACGTTTGACCACATGAGCATTTTAGCAAGTGGTACAGCTAGGGTTGTGGTTGATGGTGTGGCTGCGGAGTTTACTGGACCTCAATGTTTGACGATTGAAGCAAATAAGCATCATTCCGTCGAAGCCCTCACCCCAGTCGTTTGGTTCTGCGTCCACGCAACCGATCACACAGACGTTGAGAACGTGGATATGATGCTTATAGAGGAACGCTGCAATGCTTAAAATTCACAAAATGCTAATTGCGATTATTAGCCCATCATTTATCAGTGCCATCGCAGGGCCAGTCTTAGGGTCAATTGCAGGTAATGTGGTTGGTGGGATTATGGGCGGGGGTGATAGCCAATACTCAGGCGGCGGTTTACCTGCTTATCAACCAACATGGCAAAGCGGTGCCGATACTGCATGGCAACAAGCGTATGGTCAAAATCAAAATATCGTTAATCAAGCGTATGCTGGTGCCAATCCACTTTATCAACAATCATTACAACAGCAAAACGCAATTAATTATGACCCATACCTACAAGCATACGGTCAAGCAGGTAACTATTACGGTCAAGGCGCTAATGTGGCTGGTCAACAAGCTGGTGCTTACGGTCAGCAAGCAGCTTTATCTAGCCAGCAGCAACAGAATTTGTACAATGCTGGGAACCAAGTCTATCAGACTGCGCTTGACCCACAAAACGCGCTATTCCAGCAAACGCAACAGCAACTAACCGAACAGGTCAACGCGGGTCAAGCAATGCGTGGCTTGGGTAACTCTGCTGTGGGCGGCGCTGAATACAACCAAGCGATGCAAAACTTTGACATTGCATGGCAAAATCAACAATTGGCTCGGCAAGCACAAGGTCTTGGTGCGATGGCTCAAGGTAGTCAAGCGGGTGGCGCACAAGGTCAATTGACTGGTGCTAACCTAGCTGCACAAGCGGGTGCTTATGGTACTGCTGGTGGTTATCAACAACAAGCTGGTCAAGTGCCATTATCAGCACAGCAATACGCCGCGCAACAACCTGGTGTGGTAGGTACACAATACGCTCAGCAAATGGCTGGCTTGCAAGGGCTTAACGCTACTAACATGAACCAAGCTCAAGCTTACATGGGCATGGGTCAAGCTGCAAGCATGAACGCATATAATCAATATGCTGGTCAGCAAGCAGTCAACACCGCTAACAATGCCGCTAATGCTCAGTTAGGTTATCAAATCGGTAGCAATCCTGCTGTGGGCAACTGGCTCAATACCAACATTTTTGGTGGCGGTAATGCAAGCTCACAATCTATGGCTAACCAAGGCAACTATAACCAAGCTGGCGTTTACACTGGCCCTGGCGCATTACCTGATACTTCAGGCTTATATTACTCAGCATCATAAGAGGCTATCATGGGACTACTAGCACCAGGTTTCGCACAAGGTATCTTAAACGCTCAGCAACAACAGCAAGCCGATGCTCAGCGCAAGCAACAAATGGACTACCAAGCTTGGCAAATTGAGCAAGCTAAGCAACAACAAGCTCGTCAATTGCAAGCGCAACAAAATTACGGAAGCGTACTTAACTCAGCTTATGGTATGCCCCCTCCTGTGGCTGGCGGTCAAGGGCAAGGTCCTCAACCTCCTGCACCTGGCCAAGCCTCAGTACCAATGGCTCCTCCACAATCACCCAACGGTGGTATGGGCGGTATGCAAGGTGCTACACCTCCAATGGCGCAAGGTATTATGCCAGGCGAGTCAGGCGGTATGCCAACACGTCCACCACAAATGGGTGGCGGTTTACCTCCATATCAAACAGTACAAAGCCTAGCACAAGGTCAACCTCCTCAAGCTGGCGGTATGCAAATGATGCAACCTCCTGCACCACCAGCAACGAATGACATTGGCACTAAGCCTTTGACTGTGGCCAGCGTGGTTCAATTACTTAAAGCCCAAGGTGTGCCTCAAGACCAATGGTATGACACCATGGCTGAGATGAAGCCATTGTTTGACGAGCAAAATAAACAAGAGTTGACTGACATGAAGCGGCAAATGGACGCTGCTAATATTGCTAAAACTGCATATCAATTAGCGTATGAAGGTAAAAAAATTGATTTGCAAGCATTAGGTTTAGAGCAACGTGGTGAACATTACAATGTTATGGAAGGTCAAGGTCAACAACGTATTGAGCAAGGTGCTCAACGTATTGGTCAAGGTCAACAACGAATTAATCAAGGTCAAACTGCAAGTCAACTTACACCTGAAGCTAAAGATTTATTAGATGATTTAGCGTTACGCGACCCTTCATTTATGTCACGTATGGGAGTAAAAAACTTAACTGAACGGAATAGAATTGTGAGTGATTGGGCGGCTAAAGGTTATACTGCCGATGATGTAATATCAAAACGTTTGGGTACAAAAGAACAGACTAAAGAAGTTCAAGTTCTTGCAAATCAAGCCGCTAGTCTTGCACGAGTTGAAAAAGCTATCACTGATAAAGGTGGTATTGGCGATCAAGTTGAAGCTGCTGCAAAAAAATTAGATGCGTCAAAACTCAAACAATTTAATAAAGTATCTCAATTGTTGCAATCTGAGACAAGTGATCCTGATTTATCTGCATACAAAGTTAAATTGATTGCATTACGTGATGAATTTGCAACAGTTATTAATAAGGGTGGTCAACCTACAGAGGGTTCACGTAGGCAAGCAACTGAAATTATGGATCAATATGCACCAACAGCTATTCCATCAATAGTTAAAGCGGTTAAAGACGTGGTCAAATCTAACCAAAAGGCTGCAAATGACGCTTTGGCTGATGCTAAAAAGAGTAGTGGTGCGCCTGGTACAAAAGAAAACCCAATTAAATTAGATTGAGAAAATTATGCCAGTCTATCAATATAAAGATAAGTACTACGATATTGCTGAAACTGATCCAGCAAAGGCTAAATCATTTATTCAGTCTAAACTAGGTGAACCTACTGGCCCAAGAGATTTAGGTCCTTTTGGTACGCAAGGTCAACCTCAACCTCCAGTCCCAGCACCTCGACCACATCAAATTTTTGATCCAATTACTGGTGTGGTCGAAGCTGGGTTAGCACCTTTTGGATATGAACCTCGTACTCGTGAAGGTAAAGCAATTGTTGGTGCTATACCTGAAGGAATTAAAGAAACTGGTGAAAAAATATTACAAGGTTTAGGCCCTGCTGAAAGTGCTTTAATGCAAGGTCCAAGTATGGTTGGAAAAGCTATATCTGTGCCAACTAAAGCTTTGGCGGCTACGAGTGCTGGTCAAACCTTAGCAAAAATTCCTGAAATTGCAGGTTCAGCAATTCGATCACAGTTAGACCCTGAAAAATTAGAATTAGCTAAAAAAGCCGCTGATCGTGGAATTACGATTCGACCTGATATGCTTACCAATAGCTCAGTAGCTAAATTGTTAGGCGATAC